CACCGCCACGCTTTGGCTTCACAAGCATCATTTCGCTACCTTTATGCTTACGAACGTCCTTAAGACCTTTAAGTACAAGACTATCTGACATCAGAATTAGGTATCACTTTCTTCTATTTTAACTGCTTTCTGTTTATCTCTGAGACGACGCATATAGTCACGCTTTGATATACGTTGGCGCTCCTTTGCAGCAGCAGCTTGTTCAGGAGTATTCTTAGGTCTACGTTGGTATTTAAATTTAGTATTGTTCTCTGTACGAGTAACCCAGCGTAGATTATCTACATGGCAATTTGATTTGTCTTCGTCAATATGATCAACCATTGTGCAACCTTTGCCACGTCCGTAAGGTGTAGGAGGTTGCCCTAAGAAAGCAAGAGCAACAAGCTTATGTACACAAACATAGAGAGGTTTCTTTCTACCAATACGTTGAGTAAGCGTCACCATAGGATATCCTTCCTTGTGCCACTTGTATTTAAGTATTCTCTCGACATTACCTTTAGAACTTTTGACTTGACCAGAGCGATTAACATAGTATTCAATTGCACATTCAAATCCAGCAAGTGTATGGACAGGTATCCATTCGCTAGTATCAATAAATCTTTCCACAGTATTTTCGGGTATATCTTTCACACACCCAATATAACTATTAGTATCTAACTATGTGACATGTCGAGTCACTTATAAATTTTAGTTTTGGAGTTAGCGATCAATGTGGATCGATAGAGTGTAGCTCTCCTGTCGATTTAAAACTGGGTGAATTCAGGGAAGGCTTAACGTATAGACGATGCTAATCCTGAGCCAAGCCTCACACGAACTTGTGAGGAAGGTGCAGAGACTACTGGGGGAAACAAGCGTGTTTCGTAAGACCAGATCAGCGCCCAGCAACAAGATGTACTTGTTGAAGAGATAGTCCGGCCTTTGACGAAAGTCTTAGATAAACCGAATGATTTTCCAAAGCTTCTTGGTGCAGAACTTTACCGTCCTCATCCTGCCTACATCATTGAGATGGCGGTAGAACCAGTGGTAGTTCACGATTTCAGTAAGCAGCCCGGCCAGACCGTGCAGCTTGATCGTTACCGCTTCTGGGGTAAGCCTGGTACCAAGGAGTCCCGCGAGCGGACCGCCGATCAAACACTCGGAACCGCTTCAGCACGCAACATTGTCAAAGATAAGGTATTAGTGACATTAAGGGAATATACAGGCCCTGCCGATACCCGCGACAGCGCTCAGCCTTCAACTTTCAAGGTTGCTCGTGAAACCCTGATCACAGCACAACGTCTGCTGCTTGATACAGGTAATTTGAATGTATTTCACCAGTCCATCGGTAGCTTGACGCTGCTTGATGACTATCGTCGTTGGCGTGACCGCGTCTTTGCAAACGAACTGCTTAAGGCTGAGGCCGCTGGCAAGGCTTCGAATGAGCAAGGCGGTTACTACCTTCCCGGTGGCAAAGAAAAAGGAGCTACTGGTGGCACCCTTGGAGTTACTTATGATTCTGGCGATTCTGCCAAGTTTGATGTAACTACCGACCTTCTCGAAGTTGTGAAGGACTTGCGTAAGCGTAATGTCCCAACCTTCTCTGATGGTTACTACCGCTGTATCGTTGACCCAACGGCAATGATGCACCTTCGTCAGAATTCTGACTTCCGCGAGATTGCTCGCTATCCCGGCAACGGCATGATTAACCCCATGCAACCTAACCAGGCACCTAACGCTAATTTCTATCAAGGAATGGGTCCTGCTTATGGTCAAGCCGGTTTTGTGGCTGGTCAGCCCGTAATGCCTACTGGCTTCCTCTTTGAGGGTGTCCGTTGGTTCGAGTCCACCAACCTTCCTGAAACCAATTACAACTTGGTTATTACAGATGAAAGCGCTTCTGCTGCCGATTACACAGCATCGCAGCTTATCTTCTTCGGTCCCCAAGCTGTTGGCGTGGGTATCGGTGGTAATAACGCTCAGATTCTTCTGAACAACAATGATGACTTCTCACGTTTCATCATTATGATCTGGAGTCTGTTTGCCGGTTTTGAAACCCTTAATAAGGATTTCATCACGGTTGGTTACTCTTTCGTATATTGATAGGAGAACTAACTATGTCCGTAATTTATCCAGGTAACTATGTAGCCCAACTGAACGCATATCGCGATCAGGGTGTTGTGGCTCTCCCCGGTGTTGAGTTCTATCGCCTCGTAGGCGCTCTTGTTCTTAACCCAGACAATGACAGTGTGACTGACATCAGCGGCACCCTTACTGCTGGTACATACACACCGCAGGTGCTATCTCCTGACCTTCGTCAAGATGACAAGCCTCGCAAAGATAAGCCCTTGGTAATTCCTACCGGTGCTGTCGTATATCGCACTGCAATTTCCGCACCTGGTGTGCAGGAAGCAACAGTCGCTGGTACTGGCACCATTGCGCTTGAAACTCTTGGCGTTAATGCACCTACGTCTGCAACACTCACTGCAGAAGCTGACGGCTTCTTCGCAGCTGATGGTGTTTCTTCTGCACTCAATTCAATTGTTGACGGCTCTGCTGTTAGCACCTCTGTTGATACCACTGTTGAAGTTACAACCAGTGTTGACTATGTAGCTGCACTTAAGCCTTCTGCCGGTGCTACCCGTAATTCACCTTCCGCCATCTTGGTTGAAGTGTGCTACTACCTCCCAGCCCCTGCTCCAGGTTATGATGACGTAAGCATCCCTTACGCTGTTGAAGCTGGTCAAGGCTATTGATCTATAATCAATAATCAAATAGAACGTCTTTTCGGAGGCGTTCTTTTTTATGCCTATAATAAACAAGTGTAGTAAGTATAGTAATGAGTAACTTATTTCAAGACCAGAAAACAGGCAAACTTGTTGAATTTATCAACAAGCATGACAAAGAATTCGCAATGGTGAGAGATGCTGGAGGGAATATTACTTATGTAAATCTTGAGCAACTTGTACCTTACGACCGTCAAAAAGGTCGTCTGACAAAACTTGCCGCTCCACAAATTGCACCAGAACCAGAAGAGCAAATCCCTAATACAGTTGTTCCTATTGAAGATACACGCCTGAATTTGAATACCGCTCCTGCTGAACAAATTGCAAAACGTCTGCCTGGTGTTGGTTATGCAACTGCAAAACGTATCGTTGAACTACGAATGTCTCTTAGCGGTGAAAGGTTCGCAAACCTCAAGCAACTAGAGAATATTCCTCGTGTCAACTGGGAACAACTAATTGAGGAAGACCTCATTTTCATAAGTTAAAATATTAATAACAAAGGTGTTATAAACAATGGACCCACGTATTGAACAAGTGCTGTTAGCACAAGCAGCACAAGAAGCTGAACAGGGTCCACGCCTTAGTGACATGGTTGCATTAGGTGCTGGCGGCGGTGCTGCCCTCGGTGCATTAACAGGCGCTGTCCCACACATGGTTGGTAAAGGAATTGGCCATCTACGTGGAACTAATCATTTTATGAAGCCAGGTGCTCGTATGGCTGGCGGACTTGTAGGTGCAATCGTCGGTGGTGGCCTCGGTGCTATTGCTCAAAATCAAGCAGTAAATCAAACCGGTCCTGCTGGAGCAATGCTTGCAAAAATTCAAGCACAAGGCGGAATGATGCCAGGTGATGAAGCACAACTTGAAGCAATCTTGCGCGACGCTTATTCACAACAAGGGTTACTTGGCTAATGGAATTAGACAATCTACTAAAATCTAAAGTTAGATTTCACTTAGGCATCAACTCAGGGTCACAAATCCCTGCTGGTGATAGAGCCAGAGTTGAAGAAGCAATGGCTTTAATTCCTGACAACCTATGGTATGCCCAAATCATAAATCACATTACTCGGTGTGATTACACATTCCAAAAGAGTGCGTATTACGAAATTGATCCCACAACTGGTCAGTTCAATACCGCAGCAACATCAAGACTGGAACAAATCGCTGGTGACGTCCAACGTACTATTGCCACGACGGACCCACTGAAGGCAGATGAATATTCTTGGGAACTATATCTGCGTGAAGTAGACCGCTTAGCAGAAACACTCTATGTTGCTAACTACAGGCGACCTGAAGTAAGACGTTATATGTTTGATCGCTCAGGTTCAGAATTTATTATGGCGATACCAGGCCCAGCAGATACTGCGGTTGGAACACGAATGATGCTCAATACTATGTGGCGTTAATAGTAGAATAAACATAGGAAACGTTTAGACGATTATGGGAACTCAAAAAATTACAATGGGGAGACGTGGTGACACTGAATATGAAGCTAAAAAGTCTGCTGCGCTAGCTCAAGCAGGTATGAGTAATCCATTTGTTATGGGTATTCAATCCGTCTATCAAAACGGCACAGGTCAGGCGACTAAAGCAACTCGCGACCCACGTTATGGTAATACAAATCTAACCACTGGTGATGCACTGGATGGTGAATTTGGTAATTTCAAACCTCAGACAGACGCTGCTGGTAATCAAGTTACAGAAGAGCCTCAAAATCTGACGGGTTTCCTAGATGGACAATACTCACAAACAATTCAACCTCAGGTTGATTCAGAAATGGCAGGACAACAAGCTGCTGAACGTGTTCAAATGATCGCTCAAGGCCGTCAATATATGGGCCTCAATGACCGTCAACAAATGTATCAGGTTTAATCATGTCAGAAGCAAAGCGTAAGCGTCGGATGCAAATGGGTGATGCAGACCCAACTGGTGCAAAGACTGTATCAACAGACAGCACAAGTGGTATCCCACCACAGCCAATGCCTGGGATGCCTCAGGGTAAAGGCAACATGATGAACAATCCTCAAGTAGGAATGTCAATGGGTGGTGGTGCAGCACAGTCAGGCTCAATGAGTGGCACTAATCTTTATCCCTATGGTGATGGTGGGCTAAGTCTTGCTGATGGACGAATGGGTGGCGTAGGTTTTGTACAGAACTCAGGTCAAGCTGAGAATTTAGTGCCTGGCAGAGGATTAAATCAACAGCCATATAACGCAGTGCCTCAGCCAGAAGAAGAGACAATGAAGATGATGCTACCAATGGGTCTAGCACAAGAAGCAGCATCACGTGCAGAGAAACTGTATGCGTCTAGTAATAACAATATGCCTTCATATCAAGTTGGTCCGATGGGAATGCTTGGAACTCCCGTAGAGACACAAATGCAAGGACAAGTTAATCCTGGACAAATTCCTGGAGGCATGGCTGGTCAAACAGATACGACAATGCCATTGATGGGAAATACCACCGCATCAGTACAGCAAAGCGGTATGAACACAGGCCGTGGTGGCGGTCGCAATCAAAAGCCAAACAACGCATAAGGTAAATAACAATGGCATCTACATCTACAAACAAACAGCCACTCTTAGTTGACAGAGTGCTACACGAGGTCATTGACCTTGCAGGAGCAACAGTTGCTGAGAACGCTGGTTTAGATATCACAGGCACTAATAGTGCAGCAATCGCGATTGATTGCACAACAAATGATGGAGCAATCATTGAAGACATTTATGCAATCTCTAGAGCAAATGCTACTGGCTATAAAATTAATCTGTATCTAAGCACTGCCAGTGATTATTTGCGAGCACAGCAAAGCGTCTTTGTTGCCACATTGACAGGCGGGACAACAACTGGAGACGTTACAAGAATTGCTGACGGTAGCTTGCCATTTGTTCTGGCACCAATGCCTCACGCAGGCTCAACAGACAATAAGTTTAGTGCCTTGTATATACCTAGAGGTAAAGCCTTATGGGCAGCAGTAGAACAACAGTCTGCAGTTGATGAAGCACCTAATGCGCCACTACTTGGTTTACAAGGTGGTTATTATTAATGCCAAGAAAGAATAATGGGTTTGGTAAAACAAACTCATTTGAATTAAAAAAGCTTAAAGACTTTGACCGCATAGATAAAGGCAAAGGGAAGGGTGCTGCCGGCCTATACCCGTCTAATAGAAGTTATGGCTCATCAGTACACCGTAGTGTTATTGAGAAGTGGAACCTAGATTCCGATTGGGTGAAATGGCGAAAAGGTTACGAATACTACAATCGTGCTGCTTGGTATGTATTGGAAACATACAATCAATTAGAACAAGAATTTGAGAAATCAATCCTGCTATCAAAGCTATATCAAGGTACACCAGAAGAAGTAGATGTTACTTTTACTGGATATAAGTTTGCTACAACCAACGCTGATAGTAACAATCACTATGTAATGAAACGTGAGTGTACAAGTAATCCTGATTTAGGCTCAATCATATCAGTACAGAACGATTTATTTGAGTATCCAACAAATAAAGCCAATCGGGAAATATGGTGCAAAAACGCACTTGGTACTGATTCACGTCTGTTATTCCGAATGGTAGGTGAACGTCTGACTGATGGTGAAACCGAAGCAACATTAACGTATGTTTTAGATAGCGAAGACAAACCATTACTTCATATTGGCAAGTCATTTCAAGAACCTACAGAGATTGAAGTGACAATACCAATAGCAGATCTAGATTATACTGAAGGCGTTGATCCGTTGACTGACTATCAATCATTAGTTGGACAAGTTGTTTATATCCCAGACTTCTTTGTTGAAAAAACAGTTGATACAGTGGACAGTATTGAGTGGATTGATGCAGTTGACTACTTTGGCGTAAGATTAAGTGATACTCAAACAAATTCTGCGATATCAGTACTAGATGCATCAGCTGAACTGCTTCCTCCTACCCTATATGACATCGCTCAATTACCTACACTGTTTAAATCTAATAACGCAACTTACACTATCAAAGGTCTATACATTTATCAAAAAGAGCTATATCAAAGGTTTTATGGTCGTCAATATGTAACAGCAGATCTAATCAAAGAACGAATAGATACAGTCTCTTATACAGTACTGCCATTTACGATTTTGGGCGTATCTACATTAGATGGTAATTTAGTTATTACATCTGTGCCTGCTACTACAGAGGTAGAGCTTTATGCCCCTATCATCGCTAAGACAGGTTCAACAGGAACGCTCGTATTCACTGATTACAGTTTCACAAAATCAAAATATAAAACTACAGATTATCCTGACATAGATGAAGATGGTAATGAATTAGAACCTTGGTTGCTCATTGATACTGATGTTGACCCTTGGATGGATGAAGTATTTTCGTCAGGAAATCCTCTACAACCAGCAACACTTTATTCCTGCAGCTGCCCTAATCACGCAAAGGCTATATTAGCATCACCACAGCAGACTGAAGATGCTGGCACACGTAAAATCAATAGACAACGACGCTACCCATTGCCTACTGTCTTAGGTCAAAGTGATTTTGATGCTTTAGGGAAAAATCAAGCAGCCGGTAAAATTGAGAGTTGGCAAAGTCGTGAAGACAGAATGAAATTTAAAATGTGTAAACATTCAATTGCAGCAATGTTTATTGACCGTAAGCAGATTTTAGAACCAAACAAATATCCAACTGTAGAAGCTCGTTTACAATTTGAAGAAAAACTTAGTAAAGAAATGGATGAAGTGGGTGAACGTTTTATAGCTTCATATAAACGCGGAGGTATTACAACACTTGAGGTAATATTTGCCTTAGCTCAAGGTTTAAATCTGGATGACGTTGAACTTGCATACGTAATCCTAAATAGCAACTTCTAATAGATAGTAGTATAAGTCAGCCAGCACATTAGAATGTGGCGTGCTGATTCTACAATAGGTAAATAACTAAAGCTGAAGGTGAATAATTAATGCCTGAAAGACGTTTCTTACTTTGGTTACTCACAGGCGTTTTTACATTTCAAGCCTGCATTTTTGGTGCTAGCCTTTATTATTGCTCACGAAATAAAGGATTAGAAAGTTGTCCAGAAATTGGTGAAAGATACCAACAAACATTCAACGTGATGGTGGCTACAACATTAGCCTTACTTACGGGTTCTACTTTAAAAGAAAAATAAACAGGGTTCTGTGCTTGTTAGACTTTTGATAAATAATGGAGAATAAAAGTGTTTGAGCCTGAAGACTTTGAAGTTTCACTAGAAAAACAATTAATACTGCGTGTCAGATTAGATGAAATCGATCACTGCACAAATGTTGATGTCCTACAAGAAAGTCTAAAGAAGACCACTGAGGCACTTCTTTCGTGTCAAAACATACTTGCAAAAGTGACAGAACGTCAAATAAAAGGTAAGTTAAATGTATTACTTGGCAGTATAGATGTGACAGATAAGAGCAAAGATGACGCCAACTGAATGTGACATTAATCTTAAATGATATTGATAGCGGCGTGATTTTTTGCTGATATTAGTAGTCGTTAGAATAAATACAGCAAATTATTATTTGTGGTATAGCTTATTAGCGAGGCGGAAATGAAAATTCAATTAAAGAAGAGTATCGCATTAGTTAATATCGCAGCAAAAGAACCTTCTGCCGAACAGATGGAGTATGGTGAATTAGCCGTTAACTACAACGTAAACGATCCTGCTGTATTCTTAAAAGCTAGTGACAATAATATTATACGTATCGCTGGTGCTAATGGAGCACTAACGATTCAAACTGCGGGAGAAGGAGCATCGGCAACAGGATCATTTACAGCCAATCAGAGTCAAGCATCTACCTTAACTCTTCCTACTATTCGATATGGAGACTTAAGCGGAACGCCTAGTATTCCAGCTGCAGCAAATAATGGTAAAATCACAATCGTTCAACCTGGTACGACCAATCAAACCTTCACGGTTAACCAATCAGGTAATACCACTATTACTTTAAAGAATGATAATACACAAGTCACTCCTGGTAACGGAGCACTAACGATTCAAACTGCGGGAGAAGGAGCATCGGCAACAGGATCATTTACAGCCAATCAGATTTCATCATCCACTTTAACTCTCCCTGTTATTCGTTACACGGACTTAAGTAATAAACCAACTATTCCAGCAGCTGCTAATAATGGTAAAATCACAATCGTTCAACCTGGTACGACCAATCAAACCTTCACGGTTAACCAATCAGGTGATACCACCATTACTTTAAAGAATGATAATACACAAGTCACTCCTGGTAACGGAGCAATTCAGATCAATGGCGGAACAGGTATTACAGCAAGTGGCAATAATGCTAGAGCTAACCAAAGTGCAACTACAACTAGAACTTTATCCTTAAATACCACATACACTGACGGGCGATACGTCAAAAAAAGTGGCGACACTATAACGGGAACCCTAAATGCCCAAACTATTGCAATGAGTGGCCAGATCTTGATGAAGGTTGGCACCCACACATCTCCATCTATCGGTATTCAAGGCGATGGCAATACTGGAATTTTGGGATATGCTAACAACGCTGGAACGCTGGCTTTCGTGTCTAATGGTAATAACCGGTTTAAGATTAGTGCATCCGAAGTTGAAGTAAACCCTGACCACGCAACGGTAACTACAAATATCTTTGCTGCTTCCTCCACTCCTGTAATCTCTGTCTCGGGTTCCGAGAATGTCCTCTACGTTGGTAAAACTACTGCCAATAATTCTGGTCAAGGCTATACAAAAAGAGCCCAGTTAGACGTCTTTGCGACTTCCAGTCAACAGCTTGCCTGCCGCTTGGAAACCAGGAGTACTTCCGATGTTATTTCAATAAATGGCAACAAGAGTACTAGCTCCCCTGCCAGTCAATACATCATGTCAATTCGTGTTGGTAGTGCATCATCTACTCGTGGTGCTATCTTCTGGCAAGCTAGTACTGGTTCTATCCTCTATCAGAACACATCTGATTACAGAACTAAGGAGAACATCGTTGATTATACAGGAGGCATTCAAGCTCTTAAGCAATTGAAGCCTGTTAGCTACAACTTCATCGGCAATGCTAACTCTACACAAGTCGGATTCATTGCCCACGAACTGCAAGAGGTTATTCCTGCAGCAGTATCTGGTGTGAAAGACGAAGTAGATGCAGATGGTGAACCAGTTTTACAGGGTGTTGATGCTTCCCACGTAGTAGCAACCCTCACAGCCGCCTTACAAGAAGCAGTATCGCGCATTGAAGCACTTGAAGCAAAAGTCACATCACTCGAAGTAGGTAGCAACTAATGTCTTTTCAATACCCCGATAAACCTTGGGTTGACGGACATCAATAAAAGTTAGTCGGGCACAAGCCTCTATTACAGGGGCTTTTTTTTGCTAGATTAGAGATTGAACGAAACCTTTAATATGTCTTGTAAAAAATCAGAACTTGTAAACGCAATCAATAGTTTCGCTGCAGCTGGAACAACTAATAATGCTAACCTTATCAGTATGTCAGCAAGAGCACTTGAAGACCTAGTAGAAACTCTTGAGTTTTCACCAGAAGAAGAAACCCCAGTCAGTGAAACTGAGGTAGTAAAAAAGATAGCTAGTTAAGAGCTAGCCTTACTTCAGCCTCGCTGCTTCTAATTAGAAATAGATTAGAAGTTAGTTAGTAGCAAGTTCTACTTCAGCATCTCGCCTGCGGATTAACCCTGGTATTCCACCTGAAATCCAGCGTACAAATTCTTCACGAAAACACGTAGCCTTATCTTCGCCAGCATTAATTCGGCGACGGAAGGTGCTATCTGATAATGCACCGCTGCCTACATTAAATGTGAAACTGACAATCGCATCAAACTCGTGCTGTGTTAAAGGCACACTAATCAAACGACTAACCTCTTGCTCAAACCACATTAGGTCTTTACGCAATAGCTCTTCAGCATCATGCTCGGTAATCGTTTGACCTTCATAGACACCACTCGTGTGGCCATAGCCAATCGTGAGCACATTTGCTGCACAATAGTAGCTTTCTAAACGCAAGCCCTCAAATTCCTTAATGAGGTTAATGCCATCTTGTGAAGTGCGGGTAGGCTCAGTAGTCTGAACTCCCGCGTCTACTTTTTTTGCGTCAACGTCTCTAATCTAATATCCATATACCATCCTGAATTTGGACCTTCGACAACCCAACGTGGATTGAAATTTTTAAAGCTGTAGATCTGGTTAGAACCATCGAGATTATCGGTATAACCACCGCTGCTCAACAAAGCTTCCCCATTAGGGTCATTCACTACCCACGCTTTATCGGTATAACCAATCACGACAGAGTAATGTCCGCCTCCACTAGGAGCAGAAGCAGATCCGTGGTGCAACCAACCGACAGGCACAGGACGCCCCGCATCAATTGCTGCTTTTAAATCAGCTGTTGAACCGTTGCTAATAAAATTAGCCTCAAGGCCAAGTGACCGCAATGCTCTCACTTGTGCTTGTGCATCGGTACTATCGCCATACTTCTGCCTAACTACGTTATAAGCATCGTCATTCTCAATCTTACCGTAATACATTGCGACCATTGCACAGCTACTTGAGAAACATTCACGGTATCCGGTACCGCTAGCGTTATCATTCTGGCTTTGATACGGCACTGCAAGGGGGTTGCTGATTGTAAGCTTAGGCTTGTTACGGTAAGTTTTAATCCAATCGTGCTCGTCATCCTTTAATACATCCCGCATCTGCTCGTAAAGAATACGGACGCCAGCCTGTTGCTGTGACTCAGACTTATAATACTTGAAAAAATTTTCAAAGTCATTAAAGGATAGCTTGGACATTTTATATAATCAACTGATGTGATTCTAACGCTTACAATAGTATTAAAGGACAATACTAATGACGATTGAAGAACGCACTGAATTTTGGAAAGAAGTAGAGAGTGGAGAGAATCCACTTCTGTCTGTGCTTCATAACTTAGTAGAAAAATGGGGACTGCCGGCAATTATTATGGCATTAGGAGACATCGGTAATGTTCTATCTGAAGATGCCGAAACTGCTCCCCTCAGTCCAAACCAACGCGGCTTAATCATGGGTGCTTGTGCACAAGTATGTGCACTAAGTGACCAAATGCATAGCGAAATGGCATTTCTAATTGAAAATGAAACTAAGTAATCTTATGAATAATCAAGAAAAAGAAAACTGGAAGAAGGTTAAAGAAGCTTTAGAAAAAGCTAACAAGACTGACTGTTACTTTTATAAGCGTGCAGTTGTAATATCAGAAGGAAAACCAGATCCATTACAATAAATATAGAGTTCATAAATATTGCTATGGCTGCTAAACCTGCGGCAAAGCCTAAGGCTAAACCTGCTGCAAAAGCTCCAGCCAAAAGTAAGAAGAAAGGCGCAATGAAAGGCGTGACCGTAAAAAACGGTGGTAAACTTTCTGTAAAACAAGGTGCTGGATTAACACAAAAAGGGCGCGATAAAATCAATCGTGAAACTGGTAGTAACTTAAAAGCGCCAGCACCTAACGGTAAGCCTGGCACTAAAGCCGGTGCACGTAAGAAAGCATTTTGCGCAAGAAGTGCTAGCTGGAATGGTGAGCGTGGTAAGGCAGCACGCAAGCGCTGGAAATGCTGATGCGTATGGCAGGTCAGGCTCTTAAGCCAATGGTCAATACAGGTGAAGGTTGTGCAACTAAACCTGAGACTTACCCCGCAAAACCTCATGGCGGAATGAGTCATGGGCCACAACTACTAGGTCAAAAGTATGTCTAAAACAGTTAAGAAACCCGCTAAACCTAAAGGTAATTGCGGGTGCAAACATAGCAAAGGTAAAAAGTAATGGCTGACGGAACTGCTAAAAAGAAAAACCCTGCTGCCTGGTCTGCAGCTAAAGCAAAAGCTAAAGCGAAGATGGGTGGCAAGCACAGTGCTCGTGCTATGCAACTTGCAACCAAATACTACAAAGATGCCGGCGGCAAATACGAAGGTAAAAAACCTAGCGCTAAAACCAACAAGCTCAAAAAATGGGGTAAAGAGAAGTGGCAAACCAAAGACGGTGCAGGTGATAAAGCAAAGCAGTCTGATGGTTCTACTAAACGATATCTACCGAAAAAAGCTTGGGGTAAACTCAGTGCTAAAGAAAAAAGTGCCACTGACGCTAAGAAACGTAGAGCATCTAAGGCAGGACAAAAAGTGACACCTAATACCTCTAAAGCAAAAGCTGCTGGCAAGTCAGCAAGAAATAGGGGCTAAAAGAGTTAAACAGATTGTAAGTTAAAATATAAATAACGTCTTAGAATTGTAAAAATGCTTAATTCTGTCAAGAGAGGTCTTGGTTATAGAGACATTATTTATAATATACAACAAGAGAAGTTCTTTACCTTTGAAATTGGTGATAACTACGAAGAATTAGATATTTCAACAGGTGTTAAAGGTGAGCGCTCTGACGGTGGCTACGAATTTACCGCTGGTTTTGTTGACAGAACTACGGGTAGTGGAGGCGTTTCTGACGCGGGTTCTAACGTTCTTTACACCCAAGACATGGTCAACGACCAGATTTGGCGGCGTATGGGTTTCGATTCTACCCAACAGCAGACCAACGATGTTGCTTACTGGACAGAGCCTACTCCTGCGCCTACTGCAGGTGTAGGACTATTTGGAGGATCGTACATGCCTTCTGGTGTGACGAGTATGTTCGACTTTGATTTTAACGACTCATCTTATAGCGACGAGGTGTCAACCGGCGATCTTCGTTACACGGCAGCCGAAGGTTCTTTTGACTTTACTGAATGCAGAGCAGGCGACCTAGCCCTTATCCGTTTTGATTTTAATGTACTACCTCAAATCGCAAACACAACCCTTGAGGTTGGCTTGATTTGGCAGACCAGGCTGACTGATGGGACTCCTACTTTTACCTTCGCCTTAACTGGTGATCCTGTGTTCTACGGCACTGGAAGCGTTGGTAGGACGTTTTTATCTCGCCCTATTATTTCTGCTTACTTTGCCAGCCAAGAAGACGTAAACGCTCGGGCACTTTTAGCCATTAAAGCCGACAACCCGATTCAGATTCAACCATTGACCACACTCTGCTCGATTATCCGATGATTAAAGTTATACGAAATCGGGCGGGCAATTGTGTCAATTTTGTTGGTACGACAAACCCTGCTTATTGGAACGCTTGTTTGTCGGCTGTTGTAGATACCGAGGATTCTAATCGAATTAACATCATTAATGATCTGCGGACTACTGATGTAAATGATCCGGTATATGAGTTTTACAAAATACCGTTTACTGAGTTTCAAGATCGTGACGGCAGTGCATTTGCTTCTGCCGTAGAAGCTGCTACTTACATTACTCAAGAGGCTAACGTTGCTTCTAGTACAGGTCAGTTTGTGTTGTCTTCTAGTGACTCCATGAACTTTGAGCTAGATAGCACCGAAACTACTATTCTTGTAAACAACGGTGATTCGTTTGCTATTAACTCTATACGTGCTGTAGCAGGCGATGACGGACACATTGATATTCTTCAACACACTGGCGACCTAAGCATCTTTGAAGCATTACGTGTCGCTAACACATCCATTGAGGGTGTTGCCGTTAATGCTGATCAAGCCACCGCTGTTAATGAGCTTAATGCTCTCTTTCAACATACAGGCAGTGCTTCTGGTTCAGCTCCCACAATCACATCAGCAACAACAGTAAATTTAACTACAGGCGATACTCTTAATTATGAACTTGTAGCTACTAACGGTGTTGCTTATGAATGGTCTAACATTCCTAGTGGTGTAGCCACTGTTGATGGCAATGTTCGTAAGATTATTGGTGGCTCTAATCTAGCTGCTGGTACTTACAACATTACAGTTAAAGCTATTAACTACTTTGGTGAGGACAGTGCAACTATCTCTTTAGTTGTTGCCAACCCACCATATTCAAATACTAAGTCTGTACGATTTTCCAATGGAGACTATCTAGGAGCTAATGCTGCACTCCTAGACGCTACGTTGGGGCGCTCTGGTAACGGTTCTGGAGCTTCTGAAGCCTGGACAATATCGTTTTGGTTTAAGGGAAGTACTGACACGTCTGGTCAAACCATTTTTTACTACGGATCGGCGGATACCACTAATGGTGCCCATATTGAACTTCGTTACACCGGTTCAAATGATCGGTTGAGACTTCGCTATGGAAGTAATAACAACTACATCCAACTGGTAACGGGCGATAACGCACTAGCTGCAAATACTTGGAAACATGTAGTTATCAGCTATGACGGTGGAACCACAGGAGCTTCTTCGGGATCACTGTCAAGCTATTACACACGGTTCAAAGTGTTTATTGACGGCTCTCAAGTCACAATGTCAAACACTCACGGTAACTATGGTTGGTCCGGGTCTGTATCAGGGCAAAACTTCCGATTAGGTAGGTTCTCTTCTGGTAACTACCTCAAGACCTGCTTTATCGATGAGTTGGCAATATGGGGATCTGATCAAAGTTCCAACATCTCCAGTATTTACAACAGTGGTGCTGCCCACGACCTTAGTCAACTTTCTCCCACCCCCGCCCACTACTGGCGTATGGGGGATGGAGATACTTACTCAATTATTCAAGATACTATTGGTACTGCTCATTTTGTTATGTATAACATGACAGCAGCCGATATTGTTACTGACACTCCTTAATTCAAAAATACTAATTATTTCTCATGGCTAACGCAACAACTCAGACTGTCAACGTTATCTCTTGAGTATGGTCAGTAACGACATTCAGACGGTAACCATTCCTGGCCTGACTTCATAGCTCACGGCCAATGTTCAAGCCCTGCTTCGGCGGGTTTTTTTTAATGGCTACTACCCACCTGTGAAAAACTAAGGGGGTCGATTGATAAGGACAACTGATTGTTCTTGCACCCGATCCGTGCTAAGGTTCAGGTAACGCCTATAAAAAGGAGGGTTCGAATCCGACCCTCTCCGTTAGCACAACACAAGCCCCCACATCAGGGGGTTTTTTAGTAGCTTAACGATAGGCGTTGCTTATATCCCAAATGACCTCCATGAAACTGACGGACCTGAT